GAGGAGAAGTGTCAATGAGCTATACGGCCCTGTTGGCAATCGTTAATACGAAGACGAAAAGCAAATTCGAGGCCACGGATATAGTGCTCGCTCTAGAGGAAGTGGAGCAGGCAATTAAAAACTACTGCAATATCACTGAGGTTCCGAAGGCCTTGTATTTCACATGGGCTAACATGGCTGTTGACCTTCTTAGCTATAACCACGAAACAAACAGAGCTTCGGACACTATGCCTGCTGCGCCTGTACCGGTTGACGTTACAGAGGTAAAAATGGGTGATACTACATTCAAGATAGGTGACGGACCGAACCAGGATCCGAGAACTAAAGCTCTACGTTCGCACATGCCGAACTTAGACGACATTGTGATGAACTACCGTCAGCAGCTTAATATATTCAGGAGGATATGGTAATGGACGGTTGGAGATATATTGTTCAGAGATTTCTAACTGATGTAATGGACATATACCGGCACGAGTCCGTCACAAACGACGACGGCACTGAAGACACAGTATTACCCGACACCCCCAAGTACTTTGCGGTTCCTTGTCTTATATCGTTCCCTAGTATGGAGAGTGCACAGGATAGCGAAATCGATGAAGTCAGGGTTCGATATCAGGTAAAAATCTTTTGCGACATTGAGACAGACATTCGTGAAGGTGACTATGTGGTCGCTACTCGAACTGTCAACGGTGTCCAGCATAAATACGAAGGAATCGCAGGGTTACCTAATGTTTATCCTATTCATATCGAGTTTCTTATCTCGATAGACAGGAGCGCATAATGGGTTTTGATTATTCTCATTTTAGGCAGTACCAAATGAACTTCATTCGTATGACGAACCGGTACAATAACTGGTTAAAACAGTTTATGCAAAAGCAAGGCGATAAGTTCATTCGTGCCGTCAAGCCCAGAACTCCTGTAGATACAGGTGCGCTGAGAGACAGTTGGAAACTGGATACGCCAGCTGTCATACAGGAAGGAAGAACATTTAGCGTATGGTTCGTAAATGAGCAGGATTATGCTTCATTCGTTGAATACGGCCACGCTAAACCATATAAGTCAGGAGCTCAACCAGGAAGCCCGGATTGGGTTGATGGATTCTTCATGATGACAGTTTCAAAAGATGAAGTTGAACGTGAATTACCCGCAGAGTTTGATGCGGATTTTAGAAAATTCCTGAAAGAATTAGGGGTGTTGTAGTCAGTGCTACAGGGTGACAGTATTATCAGTGCTATATCAACTGCTATACGCCAGAGATTCACTGAAGCTGAACTTGCTAAGGTTTACAAGAACAAACCCAAGCAAGGAATGGTTAAACCTTGTGCATTTATTCACCAGATAAACATGACACAACGCCCTGAACTTCGTAATAGAGGCGAACGAAACTATCTCATCGATGTTAGGGTCCACCCCACTGACAAACAGATGGATGTTCAGTCTTGGGGTAGAAACATGGCAGAGAGCATTCTATCAGCCATTGATCCACTAATGTTAGACGATCGCCCTCTTAAAGCTCGTTCAATTGAATGCCGCATTGAAGAAGACGTGCTTCACGTCATAGTCGGGTACACGTTCAAAGTCATCAAGGTTGAAGAGGACATAACTCCTAAGATGGAGGAATTTACACATACTATATCAATAAGAAGAGGTGAACCATAATGCCAGCAGGAGGTACCTGGACAGTTCAGAACAAGAGGCGCCCGGGAGCTTACATTAACTTCGTCGCTGTGCCTAAGATGTCAAGCATTCTGGGAGATAGAGGCGTTGTTGCAGTTGCTCTCCCGATGACATGGGGCCCGTCCGACAAGTTGATTGAGCTGCTCGGAACGGATCTGATGGATGGTAAGAGCTTGCCCAAAATCGGCTGCACGGCGTTTGATAAAGATGAAAGCCTGCCCTACAGGCTCGCACTTTCTTCCTGCTATAAAGCCTTGGTATTCAGGCTCAATAGCGGCGGAGTAAGAGCATCAGCAACCGTAGTAGCGGATGCATTGACGGCTATCGCCAAGTATCCGGGAACTACTGGAAACAATCTGTCAGTTGCTGTAACTAAGAGATCCGATGATCTGTACGCAGTCGATATTCTCTTCAAAGGTGTTGTGAAGGAGTCCTTTGAGGTGTCGACGATGAAGGATTTCGAAGATATCGAATCGGCGTGGGTCGAGTTCGAAGTCGCAGAAGGGCATGAATCAGATGCAATCACAACCACAGTGGGCGTCCCACTGACTGATGGAACCAATGGTCAGATATCCGAAGATGCTTATATTAAGTTCTTCGAACTGATAACCACAGCTCAGTGGCAGTGCATGGCGATTCTCACGGACGATGCAACCATACCGGCGCTCGTATATCAGCGCATTAAACAGTTCAGGGAGGACTTCGGCAAGAAAGTTCAGGCTGTTGTGTATAATAACAACAGTTTCGATTACGAAGGCATCATAGCCGTCAAACAGGGTTTCAAAACTACAACTGATGTCGTAACGCCTCAGCTCTTCCCGATCTGGGTAGCAAGCCTTACAGCCGGTGCTGCAATCAATGAAAGCAGAACTGGGTATGTTGTGCTTGACGCAACTGAAATAATCGAATACATTCCGGACGATGAAATTGAGAATGCACTGAAAGAAGGATGGTTCGTTCTCAGCTATCGTCAGGACGGCGCTGTCGTTGTTGAGCAGGATATCAACAGCCTGCATACCTTTACTCCCGACAAAGGATATGCTTTCAGCAAGAACCGTGTTGTCAGATGCTTGGACGAAATCGGTAACACTGCTGCACTCACCTTCAATCGTAACTATGTAGGAAAGATCAACAATGATGCGGCTGGAAGGAATATCTACAAAGCTGAGCTGATTTCCTTCATGGATACGTTGGTAGGTATTGGTGCTATCACCAATTTCGATTCGTCCGACATAAAGGTTCTGCCCGGTGAGCAGGTAGACAGTGTAGTCGTCGACATCGAAGTTCAGCCCGTTGACAGTATGGAAAAGTTATACATGACTGTCAACGTCAATGCTTAACTTCGTGCTGACGGCACTAAGAGAGGAGGATGGAAATGGGTTATTTGAGAGCAGGAGATACCATTTCGGGCCAGGAGGCGCGCGCCACCATAACCATCAAGAACCCCGATGGCACTACCACGGTGGAGGATCTTTTCTTCGGAAAGTCTCTCGAAGCCAAAGCTGACGTCAATAAGACGGCTGTCAAGACTCTCGGGAAGAGAGGCGAACAGCATAAACCCAATGGGTGGACTGGCTCAGGTTCGATGACGGTTTATTATGTGACGTCGCTGTTCCGTAAGATGGCGCTGAACTACATCAAGAACGGAGTTCCGATTTATTTCGACCTGACAGTCATAAACGACGACCCAGGCTCCGGTGTGGGCAGACAGACGGTTGTGTTGAAAAACTGCTCAATCGATTCCGTCGTGTTTGCTAAGTTCGATGTTGAGTCAGAAGTTCTTGATGAGAGCTTCGACTTCACATTCGACGATGTTGAAATCCTTGATGAGTTCAACCGGCCCATCTTGGGATAAGATAGAACAATGAATTGGGGAGGATGAATTATGAACGCACTGCAGCAGTTCCTTTCAAAAAACACTGTCGACAACATAGTTGAGACGGTTAAGCTCAATGGCAGACTGAAGGACTTCGAGTTCAAAGTGAAGGCTATAACCGGCGAGCAGTACAGCAGCTATCAGACGCTGTGCATTGAGAACCCGAATAGCCCGAAGAAGCGGAGATTCAATCTCAAGAAGTTTAATGAACTCATCGTGACCAACCACGTTATTGAGCCGAATTTCAGGGATGCTGAGTGGCTTAAAGAAATGAATTGCTCCGATCCAGCTCAGCTGATGTATAAAACACTGCTTGCAGGTGAAATCAACGAGCTTGCTGAAGCAATTCTCGAACTGTCCGGCTTCAATAACGACATGGAAGAGGCTATTGAAGAAGCAAAAAACTGATGGCGGAGGGAGACGGAGACACTTGGTATTGCTACTATGCAGTAATGAAACTGCATTGGAAACCAAGTGACTACGCCTTCCTCCCGCCTAGGGAGAAAGCTCTCTTGATTGCGTTCATTGAAGAACGCATTAAACAAGAGGAAAGAGAACACAGAGAAATAAAGGCAAAAGCATCCAGAAAAAGAATAAGATGAGAAAAGGGGGTCTTTGGATTGGCATCTATTCGAAATTCAATTAGCTTGCAGGACCAAATGACCCCTGTTTTTAGATCCATAATACGTGCCATGGATCAAACTCTCAAAGCCATGCAGAATCTTGATAAGCAGGCTAACAAGGGAGTGCAAAGCAGGGCGTATAATCAGGCGAAACGTTCCATAGACCAGGCTAACAAGGCAATCAACCGAATGAAAACCAACATGGATCGAGCTGATAGGTCGGCCAAGAACTTAGAGCAGACGACAGGAAAAATTCATGGAAACATGTCAAGAATACAGAGCTCAGGATTCAATCTGGTCAACCTGAGTGCTGCTCTATATTTGTTCCGAGCTATCAAACAGGCTGTAAAGGATGTGATGGACAGCGTCGACGAAACGACGTCTATCGCTGCTCGACTCGGAATATTTAATACTTCTTCAGTTTATGGCAAAGACGAATTATTTGGAGCTGTATATAGAACAGCTCTTGCAACAAGAACCGGGTTAACTGAAACAGGTAACCTGGCTAACCGTATTTTGATTTCAGGCGCTATGAAAGGTGAAGGTGCTAGCCTTGGCGCCATTAAACTTGCTGGCATCATAAACAAAGCAGCTATAGCGGGTGGCGGTACGCCGGACGAAGTAAGACGAGCGCTCTTGCAGTTATCCCAGGCTCTGGCATCTGGTATGCTGCAGGGTGATGAACTTCGTGCTTTAAGAGAACAGACTCCATATCTGATGGATGTGCTTGCCAAAGGTTTGAGCAAGATTGAACCTGACAAATTCGCTAATGTCACTCTCGGCCGGTTAAAAGAACTCGGCGCAGAAGGAGAGTTAACATCTGATAGAATTTTGAAAGCATTCCTTGCAATGGAAGAAGAAGTTGACGCAGCATTCCAGCAGATGCCGAAAACCTTCTCTCAGGCAATGACACAACTTAATTCGATTTGGCAGTACTTCCTGTATCTGCTATCTCAGAGTGATAAAGCATTGGGCATACTTACACAGAAAGTATGGGAACTTGTTGATTATCTGGCATCTGCTGAAGGAGAACAGATTCTGCAGAGATTAGCTGAAGCTATTACTTTAGTGGTAAATGCGTTCCTGATGTTCGCAGACTTAGGCGCACAGGCTATCGCTTGGCTGAGTCAGCATGTAGAAATTCTCAATGCACTGCTTTTTGCTCTCGGAGTGGTAATGGTGGGTGTTGCAATTAAAGCAACAATCGCTTGGATCGCAGCCTTTTGGCCCTTCTTGCTGATTGTTGCAGTCCTGGGCATAATAATATATACCCTGCTTAAATTAGGCGCCACAATGAACCAAATAGTGGGTAGCATAATAGGTGCAATCACGTGGTTTATAGGACTCCTGTGGCAGGTATGCTTATGGTTTGGAAACGTTGGATTAGCGGCCTGGGAAGTTATTAAAAACATAGGCCTGTGGTTCGCTAATCTCGGACTGGGTATATGGAACGTTCTATCTGCTTGCGCGCATAATGTTCGAGCTGCATTCGTCAATGCTTTCCTCTACATCAAAGAAAAATTTCTCGATTTCAAGATGACAGTTCTGGAAGGTGTCTTGAAGATAATTCAGGCACTGAACAAAATACCAGGTGTAAATATTTCAACTGATAATATATCTGGTACGATACAGAACCTTGCTGCAGAAAAAGCTGAAGCAATTGCGTCTAAGATGGATTACAAAGACCTTGCAGAGGAATTTAGAAAAGGATATAACACTTATAGCTACGGCAGTGTCAGTGCAGCATACAATACGTTTGACGCTTTTAGTGCGGGCTGGGGCACAGAATGGTTTGGTAAGGGTTATGACTTTGGAAGCGACTTGGTTGATAGCTTAAGCGGACTGTCAGACCAGTTCTCTATGGGCTTGAGTACACTGGACAACATGGACAAAGCCTTAGCTGAATGGGACCCGAATTCAGTCACAATGAATGGAGGGTATCTAGATAAAATCGGCGAAGTAAAC